ATACAGAATCCTTTGAGGATCCTGCAACCACAAACCTCTGGGATTTTGCTATCCGTTATCCAGGTAGCTATGGCAACAGCATTCGTATGTTCATGACCGATGCTGGTGCAGATCAAATTCTTAGCCTACCAGCACCTGGCGCAGGTAACGAGTGGGAATTTGTAAGTGGTGAAGCACTTTCCGCTGCATCTGGTGCATCGGGTAAGGTTTACACTTACAGAATCAAACTAACACTCACCAACACAATTGGCAATTTCGTTGCTGGTACTGCTACCACTATCGATATCAGTGGTTCTGCTGAGTCGGTTGATGTTATCGGTTATGAGCCAAACGATAAGGTTCTTGAGATTGCACTTCCTGCAGGTGGCGTTACTGGCATCATCGCTGCTGGTCAAACCATCACTCAGGGCACTAGCAGTGCAACCATTGCAACCAATGGTGTTACTCGTGAACTGCTGACCGTAACAACCCTCGGTGCTGTAAACTTCTCTGCAACTGATAGCATTGAAGATACAACCACCACTGCTGTTACTGTCTCTGCTGTTCGTGCTGAGTATCCAGAGCGTGAGTACCTCCCAGGTCAGCGTTGGATCAGTGTTGCACCTCGTCCTGCAACTTCCAGAGTTGCTCAAGAAAAGGGTGGTCGCAACGACGAAATCCACATCCTCATCATGGACTTTGACGGTGGCATCACTGGTACTCCATACCAGCTGGTTGAGAAGTTCATCGGTCTGTCCAAAGCAAAGGATGGTAAGAGCACAGTTGGTGAGACCAACTACTATAAGGAAGTTCTGAAGCAGCGTTCGGACTTCGTATACTGGGGTGAGCATCCAGGTCATACCTTCACTGTTGGTGCAAACCAAGCAGCAGGTCAGTGGGGTGAGTCGGTAGTAAACCGCGACTTCAACCTGATTCAAAACCCTCGTGGTTGCGTTCTAGAACCAAGCACAAGACTTGTAGTTGGTACTAAGAACAACTCCACACTCTTCTACGATTTCGCTGGTGGTTCTGACTACGTTATCGCAGGTAGCGATTACCAGTTCACCTCCGATGATCTGAACAGTGCATACAGCATGTTCGATGATCCTGAGTCTGTAGAAGTAAACTACATCATCGCTGGTCCTACGGGCGTAAGCACAACCGCAGGTCTTGCTAAGATTGCTCACATCGTAACCATCTGCGAAAAGCGTAAGGATTGCATGGCATTCTTCTCGCCACTTCGCGCTAACATCATCGGTCGTACCGATGGCGATGAAATCGCTGAAGAAATCGTAAACTTCTTTGACATGGCACCTTCGAGTTCCTATGTCGTATACGACAGCGGTTACAAGTATATCTACGATAAGTACAACGATAAGTATCGCTACATCCCTGTAAACGGTGACACTGCAGGTCTTGTACTGAATACATCCCTGACTGCTGAGCCATGGTTCTCGCCTGCTGGTTTCCAGAGAGGCAACATCCGTAACAGCATCAGACTTGCATATTCTCCTAAGAGAGATCAGCGTGACAAACTCTATGCTTCTCGCGTAAACCCAGTTGTCACATTCCCTGGTCAGGGCACTGTTCTCTACGGTGATAAGACTGCTCTCAGCTACGCTTCGGCATTCGATAGAATCAACGTTCGTCGTTTGTTCATCGTAATCGAGAGAGTTATCGCTACTGCTGCTAAGACAATCCTCTTCGAGCAGAACGATGACATCACACGTAACGCATTTATTGGTCTGGTCGAACCTTACATGCGTGACGTTCAGGGTCGCAGAGGTGTTTATGACTTCCTCGTGAAGTGTAACTCCGCTAACAACCCACCAGATGCAATTGACAGAGGCGAGTTCTACGCAGAAATCTTCGTAAAACCAACCCGCACCATCAACTACATCACCCTGACATTCACTGCAACCCGTACTGGCGTTGCATTCAGTGAAGTCGCTAACTGATCGCCCATCAACGCATAATCCCGTAGGAGAATAAAGAACAATGGTAAGAAGTTCAATCGACGCTTTCAAAGCACAAGTCAAAGCAGACTTCGCTAGACCAAACCTCTTTGAGGTCAAGCTCCGTTTCCCTGGTGCATTGGATCTGGGCGATTCTGCTAACCAACTAACCCGCCTGGGTAAGTTCACTGTTCGTGCCGCTAACCTCCCATCTTCCCAGATGGGTGTTATCGAGGTTCCTTACAGAGGTCGCGTTCTCAAGATTGCTGGGGACCGCACCTTTGAACCATGGACAGTGACCATCATGAATGACACTAAGTTTAGTCTTCGTGGTGCATTTGAGGCATGGTTCTCTGCAATCCAGGCAAACAATGAGAACTACACATCGCTGGGTACTCTCGGTGATGCATCTGACGAAACAGGTTACTTTGCTGACATGCAAGTTTCTCAACTTTCTAGAGATTCTAAGGCAGGCGGCGGTAGCGCAAACACTGAGGCAGGTGAGAAGTCTCCTGCAATTCTCAGAAAGTATGAGTTCGTCAACGTGTTCCCATCCAACATCTCCGCTATTGACCTAGACTTCGGTAGCAATGACGCAATCGAAGAGTTCACCGTTGAATTCCAAGTTCAGTACTGGAAGCAAATCGGTAGAGGTCGTGACGGCGGTTCGATCGAGGAGGATTGATCTCCTATAAATAGATCGGAACTTCAAATAATATAATGTCTCAACTCTTTGGTTTTTCAATAGAGCGA